ATAACTATCGAAGGCGTTGCAGCACCGGTTGGTGAGCATGAGCTTGAAGATGGTACAAAAATCGTATTAGGAGATAATGGAGTAATCATGGAGATCATGCCAAAGAGCGAAGAGGAAGCGCCGGCAATCGAAATCGAAGTACCCGTTGTTGAAGATATGGGTGCTAAGTTTGCAGCATTTGAAAGCGCAACAAACGAAAAGTTTGCATCTTATGAAGATAAGTTCGCGGCTTACGAGGTTAAGCTTACACAAGCAAACAAAGTAATTGAGGGATTAATGCAAATTAGCAAGATGCTAGTTGAGGCACCTCAAGTACAAGCCGATCAAAGCGTAAAAACTAGCAACGCATTTAGCGAAGTTAGAAAAGATGCAAGAGCGGAGTTCGAGAATTTTTCAAAATCAATTTGTTCATAACAACTAAAATTATAAAAAATGGCATTATCATTTAGCGGCATAAGCGCATATACTAAACAAGAAATTGCGCCTTTATTAACCGAAGCTGTATTTGCAGCAAAAACGCAATCTTTAATCAAGAGCGGTGGTATCTTATTACCTAAAACTAAGTCAAGCGTAGCAGTTCCAAAATTAGCTACAAATGCAAATTTCCAAGTTGATGCATGTGGATGGGCGCCAAGTGGTACAACTACTTTGAGCCAAGCTACTGTTACAGTTGGTAAAATTAAATTAGAGGAAACAATTTGCCCGAAAGACTTCGAGGCTTATTTTTCTCAAGAGGCTTTAAAAGCGGGATCAACTTACGAAGATTTTGGATGGGCTGATTTTCAAGCTAAATTCACAGAGCAAAAGAACAAAATGATCGCTAAGCAATTAGAGGTTGGTCTTTGGTTAGGTGATACTGATTCAACTAGCGAAAACTTAAAGCGTTTCAATGGTTTAATCAAAATCATCGATGCGGGTTCTCCTGTTGATGCAAACGTTTCAGGTTATGTTTCAGGCGGTCCAATTTCTCAAATCACGGCTGCAAACGTAGTAAGCGCATTAAACGCAATGTACAAAGCAGTACCGGTAGAAATTATCGATGCTGATGATCTTAAAGTATTTGTTGGTAATGATACATACCGTTTAGCGGTTATGGCTTACCAAGCTTTAAATCTTTACAACTATAAAGTTGATGGAGATGCAAGTCAAACATTCATAATCCCGGGTACTAATGTTGAGTTAGTTGCAGTTAATGGATTGAATGGTACAGGCGATATGTATGCTACAACTTTGAGCAACATTGCAATGGCTTTTGACTTAGAAGCAGAAGAGGAAAATTACAAAATTTGGTACTCTCAAGATAACAACGAGGTTCGTTATAGAGTAGCATTTAAGTTAGGTATTGGAGTTGCTTACACAACATTATGTGTGAAGTTCAAGTCAACTATCTAATTGATATATTAACCAAGAAAAGGCGGTAATTAAGCCGCCTTTTTTTTAAACTTTTTTTAACATGGCATGTGCAATAACATCGGGATATACCATTGATTGCCGAGAAAACATCGGAGGCGTAAGCGCCGTATTTTTGGCGGAGTTTGGTAATATTTCCGGCATAGCAGAGGTGAGCGGTTTAGTTACCGGCATCACAAAAGTAGCGGGCAAAAAGTTCTATAAGTTTGAGGTGCCAAGAGCAACCGCAAACACTAGTTCAAATGCAACTGCATCCGAAGAGAACGGATCAATATTTTATACACACCAAGTTGTATTGCCTTTGAACAAAAGAGATTCAACAACGGCAAACATCGTTCGTACACTTGCTAAAAACAAGTTGATGGCGGTTACTTTGGACATGGATGGCAATTATAGAATGTACGGCGCGGATCATGGCTTGTATCTTGCATCAACTGAAAGTGGATCGGGTACGGCGGCGGGTGATCGCAATGGTTACAATATTACATTAACAGGCATTGAGCCGGATGATTTTTTACAAGTAAGCGCGGCGGTAGGTGCGGCGCTTGAGACTGCGGGATAATCTATCTAAAAAGCAGTAATTATTTATGCCCTACCTACTTTGTGTGGGTAGGGCTTTTTAAATTAAACTAGATGTTGCATATTTATAAAGGACAAAATAATAATTTGATTTTTACGGCCTTAGAATTATGCATTTTAACGGCTCCGAAATACTTGTTTATTTTCACCGGTGCTAACGAAAAAATAGTTAAATTTGTAGGAACTAATTTAAGCACCGATGCGAGATACCAAAAGGTGCTTGTTTTAGATAAGGTATTCAAGAATAGTGAAAGCGGTACATGGAGGTATGAAATAAGAGAGCAAGCAAGTACCACAAATTTAGATCCACTATTGAGTGGCGGAATAGTTGAAGAGGGTTTTATGTATTTGCACGATGCAGTAGTTTGCACACCGGATGAGTACACGGATCAATGTAATGAATTTAAAACTTATAAAGGTGAATAAAAAATACCATTTAGTAAAAGTCGAATTTGACCAAGCACAACAACCTAAATTTGAGGAAAAGAAAGGAAAAAATTATGTTGAGTTTGGTGCTAAGAATAATTATTCCAATTATTTAATTGAGCTATTTGGCGAAAGTCCAAAGCATGGCGCAATTGTAAAAGGCAAAGTTAATTATATCTATGGCAAAGGCTTTGAAGATATACAAAAGAATGCCAACACACAAGGCGAGACATGGAATCAAATCCTTAAAAGATCGGTGCTTGATGATGAGTTGCATGGTGGGTATTACTTACAAGTAATTTATAACACGCTAGGCAACATCGCCGATATTTATCATATTGAATTTCAAAAGGTAAGGGCATCGAAAGACTTATCAAAGTTCTACATTAAAGATGATTGGACTTTGAGTGATTTTAAAGAGCAAGCAAGAGAGTACAATGCATTTGATCCTAGCAATCCAACGGGAGCGCAAATATTATTTGTAAAGCAATACAATCCAAAATCGGATGTATATCCATTGCCTAGCTATTTTCAAGGACTTAACTACATCGAGAGTGATATCCAAGTAAGTAGGCATATCTTAGGTAATGCAAAGCATAACTTTGTAGCTACCAAATTAATCAACTTTAATAACGGCTTACCTCAAGAAGAGGAGCAAGCCGAGGTTGAGCGTGATTTAAAAAATAAGTTCTCCAACTCCGAAGGAGATCGAGTTGTGATTGCATTTAACCCATCAAAGGAAAACGCAATCGATATTGTTGATCTTGGAGAAACAAGCTTGACAAAAGAGGACTTTACGAATGTAAATAATTTAATACAACAAGAGATTTTTGCATCGCATCAAGTTACTTCACCTAGTTTATTTGGTATCAAAACCGAAGGTCAACTTGGTGGTCGTAGTGAGATCCGTGATGCATATCAAATCTTTGCAAATACATACGTTAACGAAAGGCAACAAGCACATGAGGAGATATTCTCAAAGCTTATGAATTTAGCCGGAATACCGGGCGAGCATACAATCACTCCGGTTGAGCCATTAGGCTTTGAGTTTGGCGAGAACATCATGTCTTTGAATATGACAAAGGATGAGATTCGTGAAAAGATGGGCCTTGAGAAATTAGATCCAAGCATCAAAACTCAAGCACAAATCACTAGCGATAATATCAATGCGTTATCTCCATTGGTTGCAAATAAAGTACTTGAAAGCATGACACCGGATGAGATTCGTAGTCTTGCCGGATTGATACCAAAAGATGCAACAATGGATGCAAGCGGTAATGTTATAACAAGCCAACCCGTTGCGGCGGCAAATGATAGCATTAAGAATTTAAGCGGTAGGCAATATCAAAATGTAATGAGAATCGTTCGCCAATTTGGCAACGGCAAAATCAATAAGCAACAAGCGGCTTTAATGTTAAAGAGTGGGTTTGGTTTCAGCGATGCAGATGTTGATACATTTTTAGGCATCGATGATGATCCGGCAACCGAAGAGGCATTTGCCGATATGCAAGATGATTTGCTTTTAAATATGTTTGGTGAGTGTGGCGATGATGTCAATGCATTTGATGTCGTATCAACGCATGAGGCTAAGAACTTTGAACAATTTGCGGATGTTGAAATCGATACTTTGAAAGCTAATATCTTGG